ATGAAAAAGACACTACTTTCTCTCATCTTGCTGGCCTGCACGGGGAGTGCCCTGGCCGCACCACAGGTCATTACCGTCAGCCGTTTTGAAGTGGGTAAGGACAAATGGGCGTTTAATCGTGAAGAGGTGATGCTGACCTGCCGTCCGGGGCACGCCTTGTATGCGATTAACCCAAGCACGCTGGTGCAATACCCTTTAAATGATGTCGCAGAGCAGCAGGTCGCCAGCGGCAAAAGCAGTGGACAGCCAATCAGCGTTATTCAGATTGATGATCCCGCGCATCCAGGGCAGAAGATGAGCCTGGCACCGTTTATCGAGCGTGCAGACACGCTTTGTTAATCTTCGGGTTTCCAATAAAAAACCGCAGATGCTTGCGAAAGCACTGCGGTTTTTCACTTTTAATGATGCTCATACGCTTTTTTTCCGGCCGCTTTAACTGAGGACTGGAAAACCTGGCGTCGTCATCTATTCTTAAAAGGCAAGGCGACTTAGCCTGCATTAATGCCAACTTTTAGCGCACGGCTCTCTCCCAAGAGCCATTTCCCTGGACCGAATACAGGAATCGTATTCGGTCTCTTTTTATCTATATGTTTATCAAGGGTTTTTTCGGTCTCAACACGAATCTCCCCGAAAATTACTCGAACATTCCATATTCTGTCTAACCATAACATACTCTGCACCGCGTGCGTCCAGGTATTTTTTGGTCATTGTTAAATTTTTGTGGCCAAGTAAACGCTGAGCAAATTCCTCTCCGCGCTCCTTTTCATAGAGCCGGCTTGCCAGGCTCCTGAGTTCATGAAAAGGGGGAGGGTTCGGACCAAACTTTAACCCTGTTGAATCCCTGATTTCTGCGAACGCCTGGGTCAGTCCGTCTGGCGTTAAAGGGCCAGGCTTCCTTCCCCCACGGCGAACTGGCGAGTAGAGCATGAAGTCAGAAGGGTTATTTAACCGGCAGCGCTCAATCACATCCTGCAATACAAGCCCTGCAACGTCCAGCTTCAAATCAAGTGGAAGCGCCAGTTTGTGGCCCGTTTTTTCTTGGGTAACAAATAGCCTTCCTTCTTTAACGTCACTAAACCGGAACAGTGATATGTCCTCTCGCCGTTGACCTGTTACCAACGCCAGATCGCATGCGTTTGGCGCCCAGTCAGAATGAGTTAACGCTGTCTGGCGAATAACCGTGAATTGCTCGAGCAGGAGACGCTCTCGCTTCACTTTCGGCGTCGGCGTTCGCGTAGGTTCAGCCGGATTCCTGTCCACATGCCCTTCCACGATTGCCTCCCTGAAGATGTCCATTAATACGGACCGCAGCCCCGATGCCATGCTCTTTTTATCGCAGAGAATGTACGATTCAAGAAACGAAGCGATGTCCTTTGTCGTGACAGAGGCGAGAGGTATTTTGCCGAACTCATCCTTTATGGTACGGACAATCCATGACTGACAAATTAACTCTCGCCGTCAACCATGCGTTGAACGATGCGCGGATGGCCCGCGCCCGAAGGGGGCTGATGGCACCAACAATGGGCCTAGACAATAAGCGCCATTCCGCATGGTGTGAGTATGGCTTCCCGGAGCAGGTAACATACGAAAACCTTTACTCCCTGTACCGCCGCGGTGGCATAGCCCACGGCGCAGTAGAGAAGTTGGTTGGCAAGTGCTGGCAGACGAACCCGGAAATCATCGAGGGCGATCAGGCAGACAAAAAGCGCAAAGAGACCGCCTGGGAGAAAAAGGCCAAACAGGTATTCACCAACCGATTCTGGCGTTCATTCTCTGAGGCCGACCGGCGTCGTCTTGTTGGTCGATATGCATGCATTCTTCTTCATGTCCGCGACGAAAAAGACTGGAATCTTCCGGTAACCAAAGGCCGAGGGCTTCAAAAGGTAACTGTCGCCTGGGCTGGGTCTCTGACAGTCGGTGAGTGGGACACGGGACTGAACTCTAAGACGTACGGTCAGCCAAAGATGTGGCAGTACGCCGAGCGGTTGCCGAATGGTTCAAACCGCCGCGTCAATATCCACCCCGATCGCGTTTTTATTCTTGGTGACTACTCAGACGATGCCATTGGCTTCCTTGAGCCAGGTTACAACGCAGCTGTTAGCCTTGAAAAAGTGGAAGGTGGTTCTGGTGAGTCGTTCCTTAAGAACGCAGCGCGACAGCTCAACGTCAATTTTGAAAAGGAAATCGACTTCAATAATCTCGCGTCGCTTTATGGCGTGAGCATTGATGAACTTCAGGAGAAATTTAACGAAGTAGCTGGAGAGATCAACCGTGGTAACGATGTTTTGATGACCACGCAAGGGGCTACAGTTACACCGCTCGTGACGGCCGTAGCCGATCCGACAGCTACATATAATGTGAACCTCCAGACCTTTGCAGCTTCTGTCGATGAACCAGTAAAAATTCTGGTAGGGATGCAAACTGGAGAAAGGGCGAGCATTGAAGATCAGAAGTATATGAATGCTGGCTGCCAGTCGTGCCGCGTAGACCTAGCTTTCGAGATAGAGGACTTTTGCGATAAGCTTATCGACCTGCAGATCGTCGATTCAGTCAGTCAGAAGGCTGTTATCTGGGATGACCTAAACGAACAAACCGGTACTGAGAAGCTGACCAATTCTAAGACCATGGGAGAGATTAACCAGACCATGCAGGGTAGCGGCGACGAACCAGCATTCAGCCGTGAAGAGATTCGCACGGCTGCGGGCTATGACAATGACGACGAAGAGCCGCCAGGAGAAGAGGATGGCAACGAAGAAGACGAAGCCACCGATTCTGCCGCGTAACTATCAGGATCCGACCGGAGCCGATGCGCTGGAACGCCGGGCAATGAAAGACTTCGCCAGGCGGTTGAATAAGATTGGCAAGGCGTACAAATCAGCACTCGACAAAATACCTTCCTCCCTCGCAGTAAACGTCAGATACGAATACCAGCTAAACCCAACGTTACTCTCCATCATCCTGAACGATGCCAGCTACCTGGTAGATCAGGTCCTGCTTGAAGGTGGCGATTACGACCTGTGGTTTTACGAGTACATCGATCTGGCTTCGGAGAAAGGTACCGGGCAGTCGTTTTATAACCTCAGCCAGCAGTCGCCGGTGTATGCCGCCGGACGCGAATCACTGGCGTCTATCCTCGCAAGCGACCCGTATCAGCAACGCATGGCGCTGGTGCATGCCCGTGTGTTTGAGGAAATGAAGGGGCTGAGTGCTGACGTTAAGCGAGACATGGCGCGCGTGCTGACCGATGGGGTGGGGCGCGGACTTAATCCACAGGATATTGCCAGAAGCATGACAGACCAGACCGGCATCGAGAAACGTAGGGCGAACCGAATAGCGCGCACTGAAGTGACTATCACGCTGCGCCGGGCCAAGTGGGATGAAGATCAGGAGGCGAATGACCTGTTCGGCCTGAAAACGCTGCTGGTCCATATCTCGGCGCTTTCACCGACAACGCGGCATACGCACGCAGTGCGCCATGCCCACCTCTGCTACAGGAATGGCAATTACGAATGAAACAGTTTCTTGGACAAATGCAGCTAGCGCCGGGACTGACTGGCAAGGGATTGAGGTTGCCTGTTCTGCTGGTGCTGAGTTCGATGTCCAGGTGAGAAATATGAGCGCCACTGGGAGTGGGGAAGTGCTTATTGGTGCAAGAATGCTTGCGAATTATGGTGCCAGCGGTTCTGTTTTCAACTACAGGTTTGTGATCGGAACTGATGGGTTCAAGTTCTTTAACGGGAATACTGAAGTTACTTCTGGTTCTTATAATACTTGGCATCCAGAAGATCAGATTCAGGCTGCTAACGGTTCCGTACGGCTTGGAATCCGAATCGGCACTGACTTAAAAAGTGTGCAACTAATACTAAACGGCAGGCCTTATCCTCTGGTTGCAGTCAATAACGCTGCGCGTTCAATTGTAGTTATGGCTAACCAAGCCGCGAGGGCCAGCACTCAACTGCAGTACGCTCACATACGATCGAGAGATATGGTTCCATATGCTCATGGAGTTAAAATTTGTACTCTTGGGAATTCAATTACGCGTGGTGCCCGTAGTTCAAATGAATGGCCTTCTCTCCTCGGTAACTGTGGCGAACATATGCCGGGGGTTGGAAAGTTAAGCATCGATAACAGTATGTCAGTTAGTGGAAAGCGAATGGTGAAAGTCGCAGAAGAGATCACTGCCGATCCATCGAGCTATAACTTTGTTGGCTTTGATTATGTTCTTGTTGCACTTGGGGTTAATGCTTGCCAAGCAACAGGAGAGTCCGGGATTGGATTGTTTTCATCTGCAATTGACACCATTGAGAACAAAATAAAAGCAGATAAAGCGGTGCCAATATTTGCCACCCCGTATCGATATTTAACCCTCAGCCAAACAGGCAATGGTAACGAAACTACTAATCAAAAGGATTTGCCATTCTTTCAGCAAACGCTACGTGAACGTTGTGCCGCGAACGGTTACGCACTTGCTGAAGTTGCTGATGCCATGGGGGACAGTGCTGGATCACCAGGTGGTTTTGATTCAACCGGTTTTATGAACGCGTGGACGACTGACAATATTCACGCAAACACAAGGGGGCAATTAGCTATTGCATCAGCATTCTTCTCTGCTTTGTCTAGATTAGCTGCAAGTGCTTCCCCTGGTTGTTTGTGTCAGATTTTGCTTCCGACAGGTACTTTTACCACACAAAACGAAACTGTTGCAGGTCTTCTTCGTGTTACGAGAAGGTGGAACACTATTCACATTATTGGATCTGTGTCTGCTGGTGCTTCCGGGGCCGTAATCACTAACTTACCTGCATGGGCAAGGCCAGCGCAATCGGTCTACAGCTTAGCTTATACGCGAGACGCAAGCACTGAAAGTTACTGTCAATTAGAAATCAGACAGAGCGGAGATATTGTATTCGGCGGATTATATAAAACAGGAAGGACTGATATTAATATATCTTTTGAAATATAATCACCTATGCCAAGCGTTGTTGCAAATGCTTGGCATAATTTTTTTAATTCTGCAATCGTTACACAGTTCACAGTTATGGGTCCATACCTTGAAAGAAATACAGTTTTATGATAAAAGGTAGGAAAATTATTTTCAGGTAATTGTAATGCGCAACAACGTTATAGATTATTATCGCGCTTTGGCTGTAACACTGGTCACTGTATACCATATTCAGATGGGTCTTGGTAAAGATACATTTGATTTAAGTTACGGGTTTAACTTATTCGCCCCTCTTAGTAATGGTTGGATTGGTGTTGGCATATTTTTTATTATTTCAGGCTACTGCATGGGGATGTCAACAGCGCGCGATCTTGCTAATGCTGTCACGATTAATAAGTCCGTTAGATATTTGATGAAGCGCTTCCTTCGTATAGCACCTGCATATTATGTTTCAATATTGGTATGGTTCGCTCTTATTAATTACTTCTCGATAACTAAAAAGCCAGCAGAGTTTATTGACATCATTACTCACGCCACGTTCATTCATAACCTGATTCCAGAGACTATCTACACTATTAATGGTGTCTATTGGTCAATTGGTGTAGAAATGCAGTTCTATGTCTTATTACCGGTTATCATTGCGCTGGCTACAACACTGAGCAAACGAGTCATACTGCTCGCGCTCTGTGTTATCACAACCATAACAACCTACTATTCAGACCTGAGCCATGCTTACAAGATCGGTCTTGCTAATTATCTTACACTCTTTGTGTTAGGGTGGATGCTTTATGAATACAGACATCAAATTCATGGTTTCTTAAAAAAGACAAGGTTGTGGGTTGTATGTATTGCAATCGCTATAATTATGATGTTTTACAAAGGGAATGGTTACAACAATTCAGAGAAAATTTTCGAATTGATTGTATCTGTTTTCTTTGGCTTAAGTATGATTTACTTTGCAGTAGAAGATAAATCGGCAAAAACATCATACATCAAAGAACTAGCCGCATTAGTTGGAAGGGCGTCATTCAGCATTTATTTGTATAACTACATATTCTATGCTGTTAAGCCGGCGCAATATAATTTGATTGCAGGGCTCGTGTTATTAATCACTGTAAGTGCGTTCGGAATACTAATGTATCAGATTGTTGAGGTGCAAACAGAAAAAATAAGGAAAAGAGTTTTTTCACGCAAAACGTCAAGTGCTCTTTCTGGACAAACAGCATGATGCAAAAGAAACCCCACTTTCGTGGGGTTTTTGGTTGTGGTCCTTGATCAAACCAAATCTTAAATGTACTGTATAAATAAGCAGTTATTGTGAGGTGATCATGCCACGCTCAGCAGATATACACGCCGTCTTTGTTGCGGTCTCAGAGCCATTAATTCCTCCTTCGGTGAGCATTGTTGAAACGCCGGAAGGCTATGATGTCATTGATAACGGGGCACAATTTGAGCGCGGAAATACATTGCTCATCTGGTTTTGCGGACGCCAGCAGCATGCGTATTGGGCTGGCGGCGCTCTCATTACCGACGATGGAGGGGCCATAGAAGGTGATGCGCTTAATGACGTTCGCATGGTTGGTGTGGTAACTCATACCATTAGCCCGGTATGGGTTGATAATAATCCGGTGATGTGATGTTTGCCCTGGTAGATGTGAACTCATTTTATGCAAGTTGCGAGACGTTATTCAGGCCGGATTTGTGGGGAAAGCCGGTTGTCGTGCTCTCGAATAATGACGGCTGCGTAATCGCCCGTTCGGCGGAGGCTAAAAAGCTCGGCATTAATATGGGTGATCCGTACTTCAAGTGTAAGGATTATTTCCGGCAGCAGGGCGTGATTTGCTTCAGCTCCAATTACGAACTCTACGCCGACATGAGCAACCGGGTGATGACCACACTGGAAGAAATGAGCCCTCGTGTCGAAATTTACTCAATCGACGAGGCCTTTTGTGATCTTACTGGAGTGCGAAACTGTCGCGTTCTTGAAGAGTTTGGGCGCGAAATGAAGGATGCCGTTTATCGCAACACAGGTCTCGCGGTTGGTGTTGGTATAGCTCAGACGAAGACGCTGGCCAAGCTCGCCAATCACGCGGCAAAGACGTGGAAAGCGACCGGTGGTGTAGTGGACCTGTCTAATGTTGACCGTCAGAGAAAGTTGATGGCTTTGCTTCCGGTCGATGAGGTGTGGGGCGTCGGCCGGCGCATCAGTAAAAAACTCGAGGCTATGGGTGTCAAAACTGCGCTTGATCTCGCTGATACTCATATCGCAGTGATCCGCAAACACTTCAATGTCGTGCTTGAGAGGACGGTCCGGGAGTTACGTGGATAGTCTTGTCTCGAGCTGGAGGAGTTTGCACCGGTAAAGCAGGAGATTGTCTGCATCAGATCTTTCGGTGAGCGCATTACCGAGTACGACCAGATGAGGCAGGCTATCTGCAGTTATGCTGCCCGCGGCGCTGAGAAATTGCGTGGTGAACATCAATATTGCCGGTACATTTCAACGTTCGTGAAGACGTCGCCTTTTGCCCTGAACGAACCATATTACGGCAACAGCGCATCGGTTAAGTTGCTTACCCCCACGCAGGATAGTCGAGACATTATCAACGCTGCCACACGTTGCCTGGATGCAATCTGGAAGGAAGGCCACCGGTACCAGAAAGCCGGGATTATGCTCGGTGACTTCTTCAGCCAGGGTGTTGCTCAACTAAACCTGTTTGATGAAAACGCACCGCGCAGCGACAGCGCACCACTGATGAACATTCTGGATCACCTCAATGCCAAAGGTGGAAAAGGTACACTGTACTTTGCCGGGCAGGGCTTACAGCAGCAGTGGCAGATGAAGCGAGAAATGCTATCGCCACGGTATATGACAAGATATTCGGATCTGCTCGTTGTTAAGTGACCGGTTCGATTAAATCCGGCCCCTGGTTCTTCACATTCCCTACGGCGCGCGAAACCGCGTGCCAGATAAACTTGTCTGCCGGCACAGAGCCGTCGGAGATAATTTCTTCTGCTTCTTTCCCGCCAACATCCTGACGCATCCATTCCCGGGCCGATTCTGGTGACAGGGCCAGCGGCCGACGGTCGTGAATGTCGACCAGGCCTTTATCAGCTGCAGATGTCACAATCAAAAATCCTTCTGCTTCGTCACCGCGTTCGAATGGTGTGCTGCCGTTCGACGCCATAAAAATCGGCTGGCCGTCAGCGCGGTGGATGAAGTAGGACTGTTTCTTGTTGCCTTCCTTCTTCCATTCAAACCATCCATCAGCGAAGCAGATCGCCCGGCCATGCTGCCAGAGAGGTTTAAACATTCTGCTGGTGGCAGCAGTTTCGACACGCGCGTTAATCAGCGGCGGTTTATCCCACCACCCGGACGCGTAGCTCCAGAACACGGGATCGAGATGCAGCTGCTCGTCGCGTTCGCTCAACAGCAGGACTTTTGTACCTGGCGCCACGTTGTAACTGCCAATCGGTTCAGGGTCATATGCGATGTCGCGGTCGCCTTCGTCGGCCAGGTAAGCAAGATATTCTTCACGGGTTTTGGCTTGTGCAAAACGTCCACACATAGAAACCTCCAGTCAGTCAGACTGAAAGTATAGGGTAGGGTGAAAAAGTAGCGCGCGCTGGCTAAGTCATACAACGGATCGATGGAAATTATGCAGATGAGATATTGGGGCGTAAAGCGAGGTATTGTGAAACTGGAAGTAGTTACGCAAAGTTTGAAAGGTGTATTGAAGCGAGACTGTCACGAAGTTTACTCGTCGCTCACTCGAAAACATTAGTAAGGGTTTGATCTTGAATGGATGTAATGGTAAGTATTGAAACCCATATTTAATGGGTTTTTGATTGTAACTTCTTGAATTTCAACAAAAAGTTCCGGATGAAACGGAAACGGAAACGGAAACGGAAACGGAAACGGAAACGGAAACAGGAATCGTATTCGGTCTCTTTTTATCTATTATAAATTTCAGTCACTTACAGCGATCTGCCACCAAAGTACCCTAAAATTGTCCGAACTTGAGTATTCGGTATTTCCCGTTATATCACACCGTTTTTAACATTCACAATTCATTTACACGCAAATTTAGGGATCATCACGCACTCTTTTATCCTGCATCCCATTGTGTCCATGCGACGACAATCAGTGCTGTTTGCCGCTTGAGTGTATGTCGGGACAGTGGAAATCATGGAAGATCGCTTGCAAATTTGCTTACAGGAACTGGGGTAACGGAGAGGTGTAGCACACATATGCGCGGCCATTAACCGTCAACTGTTGCGGTGCTATATTTTTTATCCGGGAAAGACTACGTTAAGGACAACCGGGAAAGGAGAGGGGGCATGGCATCAATGTTGATATAACCACAACACCCCGTTATGTTTGCTGGAAAGATATGACGTGATTAAAGGATAAAGTCCTTAAACTTATCTTTATTGTCAACGAGATAGGCTGGGAATACGGGTTTTTCTAGCGCCTGCCTGATTAGCTTCCTGTCTCTTCCCCAAATATCTTCTGCATTGTTGAGTACTTTCATAATGTGTTCTGGATTATTGAAATCAGGAGTATTGTATTCCTGATGAGAAATAGTCGCCATCTTCTCAGAAATGCGTTCAGGGGACATTACCCACGAGAAATGCCAGCCACCATTATCGATAGTTTTATTCTTTAATTTAAAAAAGTTCCATTTAAACCACGACCAATTTTTATTTTTACGGCATGCTTTATATTTCTGAAAGATTCAGGTTCACCATCAAAATAATTTAATAAATTTTTATATGTTGTTGCTCTCGGTAACGTGCATTTTCGGGGAGTACCATTAGTATTAAACACTTGCATATTGAACTGATAATTATAAAAATTTTGATGGATAGTCGTGCACAGATGGCGTGGGTTAATCCTGTTGATCACTGCGGGATCAAAAATTTCGTCTACATCAGAAATAAGAATGATATCGTCAGGCTGTGCGTTTACAAGCCCTTGCATAATGCTATTGCGGTGGTGCGATTCTACAGCCCAGGGATCAACTTCATTAGCAGTGGTGTATTTTGCACCTGGGATTTTTGTTGGGTCCGTATCGGTTACGACATAAATGATTTTATCGGCGAAACACGTGAACTTCTCGATGTCGAAATTGAGTTTCTTTGGTTTCCCGGTAAAAGTGTATGTTGATTCAACAATAACGAATTTGTCAACGACGTCCGAGAGTGTGTGTAGACGGATGTCTAACAACATATCTTCATCATAATATAAAAAACAATCATAAATCATCAATTCCTTAAACTTTTGCACCGATATCGCGCATTTTTCCTGTCACTTTATTTAATTCGTTTTCATTTAAAACTAAATGAGCGGCCAAAAAAACCTGTGCATCCCCATTACGCGAGATAACTCACCGCCGGTGTATTTTCGCCAGTGATTGCTTCCTGCAAGCCCGGCAAACTTTGCCATTTGGGTACCCGTAAGACCGAGCGATGACTTGAGTAGAGCAAGGTCTTCCGGCGTAGGTGAGGCATAGTTTTCAATCAGAGGCAT